ACGTGATAGTCCCCGCCGCACATAACTTACGACTAACCGATGACGTTGGTTTGCCCAAAACTGTAGAAAGCCTCAATGAAGACTTTGATAGACTTTTACTAAGGGATGCTGAGTCAACATATATGAAAGGTGAGACTAGGCATCCTAAATGGGTAACTTTAGAACCGGGACAGGATGTTAACCTTATCGTTTTGGAAAGGAAAGGTCGAGGTATATTTACTTACAGACTAGGTACTGGTCCTGTCACTCATGATGATATCGGTGACAGAGCAGTAGAACATGATGGTGAGACTTACATGGATGTGGGCACAGCGTTCCATAGCGAAGATAAGTATGACATAGGAGATGTTGTAAGGGTAAATGCTGGTCATGTTTCTGAAAAAGAAATAGACGGCGGTCATAAGATATATACAGTACAGGGTAATAAGATAGAAGGAGATGCGGAAGGAGAAGGACTTTCCAGTAACGAAACATTATCTATGCTTGCTAAATCAGAATCGACTATGGTTCCACACAATGTTTATCGCTCTGGAGAAAGAGTTGTTATCAAGATGGATGGAGGTAAAGTTAGTTACCGGTCATCTTGTCTAGACGATATTTGGTATTTACACAACCCTCGGGCAGAAAATAGTTGGCTCATTAGATTATCAGAAACACAGAGAGATTACTGGGCACCAGTTGCAGGGACTATGCTTAAGGCAGATTTAAATGTCGAAGAAGAGCAAAAAGCAGAGGTTCATGAAAGTAAAGGAGAAGGAGAGCCTTTGATTCCCCCGAAGAAAGTCAAAGGTACTGATTTCTGGGAACCTGAGAAGGTTAGAAGGTTATTAGCCAAAAGCCTCGGATTAGTGGAATCGTTGTTAAAATCAAGTGCAGGTGCTGTAGGTGATGCTTCATCAGGTGCACAAGGTTTGGGTATAGACTATGCAACTCCTATACAATCGCCTACTGGCCCTACTAACATCGATGATGCAAAAACTATGCCTGACTACGACACTCGCAAAAAAGTAGGAGAGGATGATTTTGAAGAGCCTTCGGATGAAGAAAAAGAGGGGACTGGTCCTCATATTGAAGTTACCGAAGAGGGCACTTTAGTAGTTGATAAAGAAAACGCTCGCTTCCTACCTAATTAAATAGTATGAGCGTAGTATCTTGACTCAATGTCTGCTTCTATAGCACTAAGGGCTTCTTCACCGAACCCTAGTAGCATTTCTATAGTAAAGAGTAGCAGAGATTTGATAATTGCTGGCTATGCATCTGTAGAGATGGTAGACAAGCAAGGTGACTTAATCACTCGTGGTGCCCTTAAAGATGCCTTTGGTAACTTTATGAAGGCAGAAGATTTTAGAAATGTGCAACTCGCACATTCTAATATACAGGTTGGTAGTGTTATATCTGACTATACTGACTCTAATGGTAGAGTTTGGAAATCCGGTGTCGATGATGCTGGGATGTTTGTTGTCATCAAATTAAGAGATGACATAGAGAAGGCCCGTGAAGTGGCTAACGAAATTCGCAAAGGTAACCTAACCGGCTTTAGTATTGGTGGACAAGCATTCAAGCGCATCAACAAAGCCGATGCAAAGCATGGGAATTATACAGAGATTTCTAAACTTGAGTTGCACGAGGTGACCATTTGCGAGAAGGGTATTAACCCAGAAGCATCCTTCAGGATTTTGAAGGAGGACACAACAATGACAGAAACAGATGCATTAACAGACCTAAGTGAAGTAATTGATAGACTATCTAAGAAATTAGACGGAATGGAACCAGACATGAAAGACATGGATGACATGGATGACATGGATGAAGAAGAAGAAGAAGACGAGGAGCCTAGAAAAAAGAAGTTACCAATGGGTGACAAACTAGACCTCGCTGACGATGACGATGACGACTCCCCCGATGACGAAAAGGATTCGGATGAAGACAAAAAGGAGATGAAAAATATGAACGATAAAACCGAAAAGAGTGATGGTGAATACAGCGATGTTATCACCAGCGAATATCTAAACTGGATGGAAAATACTTTGAAATCGGCTGGGGTAGACATTAATAACGCACGAAATCATTTCGATGACGTGACAAAGGCTAACCTTGGTTCGACTCCAGAGCAATTCCCAGTAGAACAACTGAGTGGACAAACATCAGACCGCACACAAGAAGGTGGTAATCCTTCTACTGGTGCACTATCTGCTGCCGGACTAGGCTCTGGTGCAGTGGCTAAATCCTACTTGCACCCAGAAGAAGTAAGCCCAGCAGAAATTGAGAAAGCCTACGAAGTTTACAAGGCTGCCGCAATAGAAGAACAGTTCAAGGGTAACTTGAGCAACGTCTTCTCTGACCGCCTAGCAAAGGAACTGAGTGCTGAAGCAGAACACCGTGCAGCATCTGAGTTCGATGCTCGTGCACCACTTTCCAACATCGAGAAGGCAATCGCTGAACTCGGTGAGCGTATCGAGAGTCTGGGTAACACTGAATCAGTCAGTATCCAGAAGTCAGCACACAGCAATTCCCAAGTTGAAATTCCTTCAACTGAAGATTTAGCAGGCATGAGTTGGGACGAAGTCCACAGCCTAGCAGGGAGCGTTTGGCAATAAGCCGACAATTAAAGAAAGGAGATGAAAAATATGGCAAGAAGTTATTTAAGAACAGTAAACGATATGGAGCGCTACTATTATGGCGCAGGCTCTTCAATGGGTTACACCTACTCAGGTAGCGAACTATTGAAAGCAGATGCACCAATGCTCAGCACAACCGCTGGTACCTACCAAGCAATCTACGGCCGCAAAGTGTGGTCTCAACTAAACCAAGAATTTAACGCATTCAGTATACTACCTAAGAAACCATGGGACCGCTCTGGATGGCGTGTCGTTACTGCAAAGCCTTCAACAGCAGTTGGTGGCGGTATTGCAGAGAACGGAACTCTACCAGACACAACCAAACCTACTTTCCAGCACGTTGCTGCAAAGCCAAAGACAGTTGCTCACTCATTCGATATGTCTGAGACAGCAATCTTCCTTAACGATAAGGATGATGGTCTAGGTGACATTCGCTCAGTCCTCAAAGAGGAAATGGGTAAGCACCACGCAGAGCACATCAACCAAATGCTACTACAAGACGTAGACACACCAGCAGGTAATGACATGGAGTCCTTGGACCGTGTAACCACTGGTTCTTGCACCGCATCTGGAAACGTTGCTGACACCATGGATATGGGTGGAGCAGGTGGCGACTACGGGGCTGCTGCTGATGGAGACATATACTCCATTGATGCAATTAACGACAGAGGCACCAGTGGATGGGCTAGAGCAGAAGTAAGTACTTCTGGTACAAAGGGAACCAACAGAACCCTAAGCCTTGACCACTTTGATGACCTTTTCAGGAAAATCTGGGTTCGTGGTGGCAATCCAAAAGTTATGCTAACTGGATATGACACATTAATGCGTCTACAACAACTTCTACAGTCTCAACAGAGATTCATGGAAGAGAAGAGAGTTGTACCAACTTACAACGGTGTCAAAGGTGTACCCGGTATGGAAGCAGGATTCATTGTTGCAACATACAACGGAGTCCCAATCATTCCTTCTAAGGATGTTACCGCAGACGGAATCAGCAGAGTTTACATGCTAGACACTGATTACCTATACTACAGCACTGCAAAGCCAACTCAATACTTTGAGTCTGGAATTGAAACTGGAGACCCATTCGCTATTAACCGCCTCGGTCAAGAGGGACTTTACCGCACAATGGGTGAAGTTTGGACTACTTTCTTTGGAGGACAAGGTTCAATCCGTGACTTAGTCTGAGGTTAATGGAGAAAAAAATATAAATGGAGATGAAAAATTATGGTAGCATTAACACATAGAGGAATAACATACACCACAACTGCTGGTACACCTACAATGAACCTTGACCTACAATTACAAGGCGGAGTAGACCAAGACGAGACAGAATGGATATCGGCTTATCCGGGAGCATTAACAGACTTTGAAGCCCGCCAAACAGACGGGTCAAACAGATTTAACCCACGGATGGTTAGCCTACACATTAGTTCAGGTATGGCAGATACTAACACACTAACACTTTCAGGACAGTGCACTAAAATCTTGTCATGCATCGCACAGCGTGGTGACGCAACTGCAAACATAGGGATTGTGAAGACAAGTGACCTTGTCCTAACTTTCGACATGGAAGCAACTGCTGACGGAACAACTGACGATTTAACTGCAATGGAACTTTGGCTCTTAGTAGTCTGAGGTGAGGAAATTTGCCCAAGATAATATTTCTTGGCCCTCACTATGAGCGCAAAATACCGGGAATGATGAAAACCTTAGCATACAGGCTTGTGCCTGTAGAGGTTTCTCAGGAATGGGTAAAGGAAAATCTTTGGCGATTTGAGCCAAAGCATTGGCGCATAGACGGCATGGAAGAAGAAGGAGAAGATGAAGGCAACGATGGGATGCCTGATTCTGGATGGACTAAAAAGCAGATTGCAGCATGGCTTAAGGATAAAAGCGTAGCGACAACTGGTTACATGACTAAGACAAAAATGCTGGCTATGGTCGGTAATGTTCTTAACCCTGAGCCCACAGAGACCCCTGACGAAGAGCCAGAAATGGTTGAAGAGTCAAAAGGAGATGAAGAATAATGGCCGCAGGTAATACAACAGACACACGAACGCACGTAATGGGCGATATGCTCATGATAACTGGAACTTTTACTGACGGCGGTATTGATGTATCATATGCTGGTCAGTTATCAACTGTTTTTGCGGCTGGCGGTCATGTAACAAGCGTACATTCAACACTTGTGCAATTGAACGACGGGGATGATATGGCTATTGGGGATACGGCAATGGTCGTTGACACAGCAGATGTACGTCTTCACTTCAATGTAGGAGAGACCATTTATAGTTCCACAGGAAGTAGAATCGGAGTCATCACGGCTATCGCAAGCGCAACTGCTTTGACTATTGGTGCTGGTGTCCTTGAGGCTGTTGCAGATGATGCAGTACTTCACAAACTAGGACCATATACAGGTGCTATAACTTTGACTGATGGAAACCTTTCGGTTTCAGTCGATGAAACTAATGAATTCGTGGTCTTTGGAAACGGTAACTTAGGTGCAACAAGTACTGCACATACCCAAGATGGTCGCTGGTGGATTTTAGGTCAGCGTTGAGGCGGTGACTTAGATGGTAGTAACTTTTGATACCAAACCAACCACCTTCGGGGACAGGTTGATTGTAACAGGCACTTACGCAGTAGATGATGCAACTATTGATGCCACTGAATTCTTCAGTGAGATTCATGCTTGCTTTTCTATGCCTACGGCTGCTACTGATACAGACACTCGTCTTTTAAGGGATTTAAACTTTGCAGATTTATTCACAATAAACCTGACGACTAATATCATTACCATAACAGAAGGAAGCAACCCTCGTGCCGCACTGACGGCCGGCGCTGACAATGCGGGTAAGTTTATGATTATCGGGAGGCGAGGTTGATGGCAGTTACATTTGAGCCGAGAACCGTTGCTTTTGGTGACATGATTATAGTAAGGGGTGCCTACGAAGCAGGAGACACCACTATAGATTTGAGTGGCTTCTTTAGACCTAGTGGGGTTGAAATGTTCGATATGACACCTAATGCCGCTCATGCGACAATATCTGCTTCCTTCACTGACGCAACTGTGGATACTACTGATGACCCTACAATCGCACATGATTCTAATCTCAATATAGAAAGAGGTATGGTTGTTATTGGAACAGGTGTGCCTTTATCGTCAACTGTTTCAGTAATAACAAGTGCAACTGCATTTGAATTAAGTGCGGCTACAACTGGTGGGAGTCTTACTAATACTACATTTACATTCGCACACGGTATTATAGGGATAGTAAATGTAAACGATGCTGGTGTATATTTTAACTTTCCAGACGCAATTATAGAAGATACATTTACTCTGGCTGATGCTACTAACGTGATTACTCTGTTAAGTGGTGTCAAAACAACCGCAGGTGCTAAAACTGCTGGAACATTTATGGCTATGGGGAGGCGAGGTTGATGGCAGTTACTATGGATTCTAATAGACCAACAGTTGTTGGTAATGTAATTATGATTAGTGGAGATATCAATCACGTTACACTGGGTACCACATTTGACGCTTCACCATATATGAATGAAATAATCAGTGCACAGGTATTATGTTCTGCTCAGATAACTCCTATTATATCGGCACACGGTGGTGACGATGATTCAGATGTAACGAGTGGATTTTTCCTTAATCTCCCGGCATTACATTGTAGATTCTCAGGCACTACTCTTTCAGTTTTCTCCAGAACCGTAGTTCCGGGCTTGATTGATGAAGGTGACCCTGCTGCTTTAAATGCACAAGGAATTACATCTATGGCAGAAACTTCTTCATTAACAAGTAGTGGTAAGTTTTTGATTATAGGAAGGAAGTGATTTGAATGGCAACTTTAGCAAACTTACAAGCAACTGTAATTGGACCTTTAAGTCCAGCAGACTTCTCAGGAGCCACTGCTATTCAAACAGCAATCAATGCTGGCTTTAATGGGGTAGATGATGCTGCTGTGGCAGACACTATCGTTGGTGTTGAGATGCTTAATGTATTAGGCAATGCGTATGTAGTTGTATTCTATAAGGCGTCTTGAGGTTGATTGAATGGAAGCATTCGGTAGCCTTGGACTTAACGATATAGAGCGCTTACAGAAGCGTGGCATTCGTTTAGACGAGTCTTACGGGGCCTCTTTGAGGACTGATGAAGACAATCCTTTGAGCGGTCATACTCTTAAGCAAAGGAACAGAACTAAAAGTGCTGGAGATGTCCTGAACATAGGGTCGGGCACACGCTGCGGACATTGCGGTATGCTCTACTTCTGTTGGGTTGACGCCTGCAGGACATGCGGAAAACAAGTAGATTTCAATTTGGGACAAAAGGAGGTTTAATTATGACTATGATTTATGTTAGAAAAGGTATGGATGATAACATAAGAGAGAAGGAAGCCGAGAGGTTTGCTGATGAAACGAAATTACGAGCGTTGGGTGAACCTAT